GGTTTGATCTGAAAGGTAGGGGCGTCCCCATGCGCACTCTGCTGAAAGCCGGAATTCGCGTTCCGGCATACGTGCCAACCATCGGCCTCCACGTGCAAGTTTCGTCGCCGATGACAGTCACCAACAACTGGCACTGGATGCCTCTCGATGGGTGTGCGCCGCATGCCGTCGAGGTGGTCCACACCCGCCACGAGCTAGAACGTGTCCTGCTGTCGTACGGCCCGTGGGTCGCAACGATGCTCGTACGCGCGTCCTCGTCCCCCCGGTTTCGCATCATGGCCCGTGGTCTGTTCACGGGTCGCCTGCTCGGGCAGTACGCATGGACATGGAACCCCTTGCACGGCCAGTACGAGGCCGAGCCCGAACCCTGGATCGTCTGGAGTAAGTCATCGAGTACCAACCCATCAGCGCCCACGTTCCCGGGCTACACGCTGAGCGGCCTCAGCCGGTACGCGCGCGCCGTCCTAGGCGAGCAGACACAGGGACTCCCACGCTTGGGTATCGAGCTGCGGAGCACCGTCCGCCCGCTGGACGCGATTCCGGAGCAGATACCGCACGTCCGAGACAAGGAGGATGTGCCGCACGAGGACGCGTTGCCTGATCTGTACGGCCTCCCGTCGGGCGAGGCGGCATAGGCCCCATCGAGGGGCTACGGGGGCCCTCAGGGGCTCCGTGAGAGGTGTTGGGGAGTGGAACCCGTAGAGGCCGCTACGGGGCCACAGAGAGGCGCACATAGCCCGTTGGGTGCCCGGTAGGCTCCCTGGTATGGATGACGAGATGGACGTAATCAGCCCGCCCAAGATCAAGACTTTCAGCGACACGGCGGAGTTGCTGGCCAAATTGGAGGGCCGGGCGGCGATGTGGGAGCGCGTAGCGCGGGAGAACAAGGAACGCGCCGAGGAATTCGAACGCGCCGCCCGAGAGATCAGGGACGGCGCATCAACCGTGGTTGTAGGGCGTACAACCTACGTGTTGGGGGAGTAGCCTGATTCAACTAGTCCGGTAACGGACCGGACCTGACGTCGAGTTAGGACAACCGAAAATGCCAGTCAGCGGACAGCGTGAAAGCGCTGAGAATGTCGCTGCATCCGAGCTCACCGGCCCGGAGCAAGTGACATTTGATCAAGGTCGGTGGGCTTTTTGCGTGCTCGGGGCAGGTGCCGCATGAGCGAATTCCTGGTCATCAAACTCCCCGATGTCGGCGCCCTAGTGCTCGACACAGCGACCGGAAAGACCGGCCGGTTCATGGGGGAGTGGTGCGGGCAAGCCATGCTCCGCCCCGATGGCGGTGGCCAAGAATGGTCGGCGCTCCCCGGGCAGATCATCCCGGTCGGGGAGGCAGCGTGAACGCCGGACCCACCATGCCGAACGAGGGTTACACAGCGGCATGGGCGGCGTACATCGAGCACGTCAAGCCCTTGCAAGAGGGTGCCGCGCCGTGTCACATCTGCGTCCGCGCCGCCGGGCCTAATGAGGGTTGCAGTCTGGGCCGAGGGCTCTATGGCGCCTACCGGCTCGCGAGGATCGGCAAGCCCATAGCGGCAGGCTGAACAGAAGGGAGCCCCGGGGTGCCCCATGACACCCCGGGGCTTGCAGCACACCGTAAGCCCCGATCGGGATCCCCGCCCGTCGGGGCTTTCTGCTGCCCGCCGACAACTACCCCCTTGCATCATGGTTTCTTCGAAATCCGTGAAGAAAACGGGTAGTCTCCCTACAGCACGTCTGACCAGGGGAGGAACCATGCAACGCGCCGACTACCAGGGGCTCAAGGCACTTGGCTTCGAGGATGAGGAGCTAGCCGCGCTCGGCCTGCTCGCGGTGGCTACGGCGCCACCCGAACGGCTGGTAGAAGCGTACTTGCGCCGCAGCAAGAAGCGCGAGGATCTTGCCACCATGCGGCAGCACCTCCGCGACATCTGCCGCCATCGCTGGCCGGACGGCTACCAGATCCGACACGTCTGGTTTGAGCAACTGTCGGCGTCCAAGCTCTACGTCCGGCGCCCAGAGTTCGAGAAAGCCACCCAAGCCGTTTTCGATGGCAAGTCCAAGACCCTCGCGTTCTGGAAGACCGACCGGTTCGACCGGCGAGGCATGGGTGCGGTGGGCCGCATGCTCGACGAGTTCGACCGTCGGCGCGCTGGCCTCGTGAGCGTCACTGAGGGGCTCGACAGTCGGCAACAAGGCGCCCGAATCGTCTTTGCCATCCTCAGCGAACGGGCGCGCGAGGAAGCCAAAGACATCGCCCTCCGCGTGAACACCGGCCTAGCCGCACACCGGCATGAGGGACGGCGCGGGACTGGACTGCCGCCGTTCGGGCTGGCAAGCCCTAGGCTCGCCGACGGAAAGGCAAGCGGACTGGTCGCCCACCATCCCACCGAATACCAGAGTGCCCGCCGACTCGCCGATTTGCTGCTTGGCAAATGGGTCAACGAGGAAGGCAAGCCGGGCGAGAAACTCTCGGGGAATTCCGCCGCAAAGCAGATGAACGCCGAGGGACACCGACTGCGCACCGGCGCGCTATTCACCGCATCCTCGGTAAGCCGAATTGTGCAGAGCCCTCTATGGGGCGGAATGGTGCCGTTGACCGAAAGAGTTCAGGACGAACATGGGAACCCAACAGGTAAATGGAAGTCCACCCATGAGCCTCTGCTCGACGCAAAAGGCAACGCAGTCCAGTGCGGAGAGGGAGTAGTCACCCCCGGGGAGTGGTACGCGATCAAAGCAGGTTTCGCCGAACGCACCTCCGAGGGCGACGCCCACAGCGGATCAATGCGCGGACGGCGCGCGGCTGAATACCTGCTCACCAGCATTGTGAAATGCCGTCTCTGCAACGGGTGGATGCGCCACCATCGCGGCTACTACCGGTGCGCCACATGGGCCAGCAAGGGACCGGCGTTTTGCAAGGGGACCACTACCCTCGGCCCCCGGCTTGAGTTCGCCGTCTGCGAAGCGTGGGTGCGACACGTCACGGCGCTAGAGCCCGACGACGTCGTCCTACACGACATCGCACGCCGCTGGCTGGCCTACGCGGACCCTGAAACGCAGGTCGAGCGGGAACATGCCCGTGCGGCGCTGAAAGCAGCTCAGGAACGCGTACAGAAGTTGGAGGATGACTACTACATCCACGGGAAGATGACCGAGGAGCGATACGAGGAACTCAGCGAACGGCAGCGCGCCACCATCGACACGATGAACGCCAAGATTGAGGCGCTGAGCGAGGGTGGCAACCTGGGGGCCCTCATGGACGGCGAGCTACTACGGGAGGCGTTCAGCGGCGAGCACACGTCCCTGAGCGATCGGCGCATGTTGCTGCGGAGTGCGCTCAAGGCTGTGTACGTGGCACCCGCCAAAGGTCGAGGTGATCGGACACCCATTGAGCAGCGCGTTGACTATGACTGGGTGACCACGGGCGAGCGCGTCTAGCCAGTAACCAAGTGATTACACAACGCTACTGAGCATCTGATGTGACCTGTACCACATAAAGACCCCCGATCGGAGCAATCCGGCCGGGGGTTTTTGCGTTTCCGTTACATTCGGCATGACGAGGGCCGCTCCGTGGCGTTCAGCGCGGTGCGTCTGACCTGCGATTGATGATGGAATGACGATTCTAGATGTGTTTTCACATTCCCTATAGAGAGTCTTAAGGGAAACAGAAAACGAGGTCCGTTTCGGAATACCATCATGCGCCCCGCTGGCCGAGGGATAGAGCCTCCCTCTCTAATGGTCAGTGAGGGGCGGGAATCCCGCGCAAACATAAGCGGCGGTCTGAGGCCCCTTCCCTCACCCCGCATCGCTCCCAAGCGGCTATCTCTCCGGCCCATGGTTCTGAGCGATGCGGGACAAGGGTACCTAGCTCAATCGGTAGAGCGTCCGGGTGAAATCCGGAAGGTTGGCGGTTCAACTCCGTCGGTCCCCACCGTGGCCCCCAAGCTCGATGGCGAGCAACCCCGTAGAGCGGGGGAGGATGGTTCGACTCCATACGGGGCTCCTGGTCACTTAGCCCAACGGTAGAGGCAACGGTCTTAGGCACCGTTCAGTGATGGGTTCGAATCCCTCAGTGACTACTTAGCACCTCCCAAATTTGGGAGGTCAGTTCCACATGTGCAACGCTCGCTTGAGGCGCGCCGGATCGTGGCCGAGGATTCCTAGCCCACGGTTGCAGCTCTTGCAAATCCAGCCGAGGAGCGTTTCCCCGTTCCCGGTATACGGGCTCAACACCTCCCCTTCCTTGCCGCATACTCCGCACGGCTGTTGTCGCAGCGCTAGGAACTCATCGACCGTGACGCCTAGCTTCCGGGCGTGCGCTGCAATCTTCTGGTCACGTCGCCAATGCGGATCCTCGGCGGTGCGCTTAGCGTCGGCATCCCGTTTCTCTGCGGTCCGGCAAGCCCGGCATGTTCGATGCCGTCCGCTGAAATCACTGAGTGGCTTGCCCTTACCGCATACCGGACATTCCTTGGTTTCCATAACCGGGCATTGTACCACTGTCAAGGGGGGTACCCGTGCCTTTCAATATGTGTCCTAGACACAAGCGGCTATACCCCCTCGGTACGGAAGGGTGCCCCCTCTGTGTAGCGGGTGCACCGGGTGCCCGGCGGTATGCCAGCAAGAGCACGCGTACCGCTGGCCGGTATGACTGGGCATGGCGTAAGGCAAGGGCTGAGGCCATCGAGCGTCAGCCTTACTGTTCGTGGTGCGGTCGGACCGATGACCTAACCGGCGACCACATCACGCCGCTGAGTCGAGGTGGGACCAACGAGCCTGGCAACGTCAGGGTGTTGTGTCGCTCATGCAACAGCCGACGAGGTAACCGGTAACGGTATGTCACTGAGTCTGCGAGTCGCATCGACACAGGGTGACACCCTCGGCTCGATGACCTGCTGATCGTCCGAGCCCGCTGAGGCCGGAAGCCCTGAGAGGCTCTGTGAGCGCCTGCCAGCATCGGCCCCTACCTGGGACCCTCGCTCGCTCTGTGAGGCGCTCAGAGGCGCCGTCAGAGGGGTATGGGGGCCATCCTGGGGGGTAGGGGGAGGTCGAAACTTGAACGGCTCCCCTTCTGGCACCCCCGCCTTCCCCTCGGATTAAACGCGCGCAGGTTCGCCCGAACTCGTGGGAAACCTCAAGGTCAGCGATTCGCCGCGCATTTTCGCGCATCTCTGCGCATCTTCCAGCATGAGCACGCACGGAGCACGGAATCTAGTTTCCCCCGGGGGTGAAAATGGCCAGTGGACCACCGCCCAAGCCAACTGCGCTCAAGGCGCTTGCCGGTAACCCTGGTAAGCGAGCCCTCAACAGCGCTGAGCCTCGACCTTCGGCTGATATCCCGGAACCCCCGGTCACTCTCAAGGGTGAGGGTCGCGCTGAGTGGCGCAGGATCGTCCCCGAGCTAGCCCGACTAGGACTTGTGACCAAGGTTGACCGCGCTTACCTCGTCGCCTACTGCTCGGCGTGGGGGATCTTTGAGGCCGCACGCGTTGCCATGGCTGAACATGGGCCACTCGTCAACGGACGTGACGGCAACCTCGTCAAGAATCCCGCCGCGCAGATCATGCGTGACGCTGCGGATTTGATGATCAAGTTTGGCGCTCGTTTCGGCCTCTCGCCGAGCGACCGCACGCGATTGGCTATCAGCCCGACCGACGAGGACGGCGCGGATGCTGACGTGATCAGGCTACTTAGCTAGGGGGACATTTGAGCAACGTCTATCAGGTCTATGTGAACAAGGCCGAGCTAAACCGGAGCGCTGTTATAACGCTCGACAGCAATTCCTACCGTAGTGGTCGGACGGATGCGGCGGTGCATGCACTCGCCGATGCCTTTGAGGCCGACCTCGTCGACATCCCCGACTACTCGACGTTCACGCCGACACGCTCTGTGCAGTACATCACCGATGTCGTAACCGCCGAGGATGTTCCGCGACTGTAGGGAGTGACCTCCCAAATTTGGGAGGTGCTTTCTTGCTACCGGTGTCGCCATACGGGCCGGAAGAGCCCACAGAGGGGTTCTTCCGGTACGACGAAGCAAAGGCCGATCACGCCGTTGCGTTCATCGAGCGGCTGATCGTCCACACCAAGGGACGTCACGCGGGCGCCCCGTTCATCCTTGAAGAGTGGCAGAAGGAAGAGATCGTAAAGCCACTGTTCGGCACGATGATGTGGGATGACCAGTACCACGAGCACGTAAGGCAGTACCGAGTTGCATGGTGCGAGATGGCACGCAAGAACGGCAAGTCGGAATTGCTTTCAGCGTTCGCGCTACTTGGCCTCGTCGGCGATTTTGAGGAGTCGGCTGAGGTTTACTCGGTCGCTGCTGACCGTGATCAGGCTGGATTGGTTTACAGCACCGCTAAGCGGATGGTTGAACTATCGCCGATCCTCAGCAAGCGACTAGAGATCATCGACTCGCGCAAGCGAATCATTGATCGCAAGACGAACAGCTTTTATCAGGTCCTCCCTGGGGATGCGGCGGGCGCACTCGGTACGAACCCGTCCATGGTGCTGTTCGACGAGGTGCTAACGCAGAAAGACCGGCATCTGTGGGATGCCATGCGTCAGGGTTTCGGTACCCGTAAACAGCCCATCATGATTGCGGCGACTACGGCCGCTTACCGCACCGCTGCGTTTGCCCTTGAGGAGCACGAGCACGGGCTACGGGTGCGCGATGACCAGAACATGGATGCCGCCCGTTTCGTCTTTGCCCGCAACGTCCCCGACGACTGGGATTGGACGGACGAGGGTCAGCCGCCATCTGCGGAGCATCCAAAGGGGACCGGATGGTATCTCGCTAATCCGGCGCTCGGCTCGTTCCTGAATGTCAATAACCTCCGCGCTGAGGCGCAAGAGGCGAAGCAGAAACCGACGGCGCAAAACTCGTTCCGAGTGTTCCGTCTCAATCAGTGGGTGTCGCAGGCCAACCGTTGGTTGGACATGCATCTGTGGGACGAGAACGGCACGGTCAAGGTGACGCGCGAGGCACTGCGCGGACGGCCGTGTTACGGCGGAATCGACCTCGCGGCAACCGGCGACTTTAACGCTTGGGTCCTGCTCTTCCCCGGCTCGCCGACCGATCCTGAGGCGGACGGCTGGACGGTACTCCCGCATTTCTGGGTACCTCGTCCCGCTGTTGAGCGACGCAGCAACATGCGTAGCTCGTTCGAGGTGTGGGAGCGAGACGGGCACCTAAAGGTGACTGAGGGCCCGACCACGGACTTTAACGCCATCTTCCGGCACATCGCCCGGGACGCCGAGGACTTCCAAATCAAGTTCTTCGGCTACGACCCGTGGAACGCCACGCAGCTAGTCAATGAGCTTGAGGGACAAGGCCTCACGGCCGTCAAGGTGCCGCAGTCAGCGGCTCGCCTCAACGATCCGTGCAAGAAAATCGAGTCGGCCCTAGCGGCTGTCGACCTCAAGCACGGGGGACACCCGGTACTCCGCTGGATGGCGGACAACGTCGAGCTAGACATCACGGGTGACGGTTTGATCCGGCCCTCTAAGGCGCGCTCCGGCGAAAAGATCGACGGCATCGCCGCGCTGGCTAACGCGTTCTTCCTGACGGCGCTGCCGGACGAGGACGAGGCCTTTGTGACGTTCGTCAATTTCAACGACGAACACTCCGACGCCGACCTTGAGGCGCTCCTCACTCCAGCATCTCAGCGCGATAGGGAAGCGCGTTACTTCCCGGACGACGACTAAGGAGTCACATTGGAACGGCTGACTAAGTTCAGCCGCTCCCTCGTCAGCACCGTTTCCGCTTTGGCACCCAACGCTTTGCAGCTCTCAGCGTTCGGGTTTGGCGTGACTGCCGCGTACGACGTTTCGCGCCCTCTGGGGCATGTCGTCGCCGGTATCTCGCTTGGCCTGATCGGCAAGGTCCTGGACGGGGGTAAGCGGTGAGCATATTCTCGCGCATCGGCGACGAGGTGCGTAGCGTGCTGGCTAGCTCGCCTGCTAAGGCTTGGGAAACTGAGTTCACTAGCTTCGGCACCCGCACAAATTCCGGCCGTCGAGTCAGCCGCAAGTCTGCGCTACAGATGATCGCAGTCTATTCGTGTATCTCTCTGATCTCCGACGCGATCGCCTCGCTCCCGGTCGACCACTACACGAAGATGAACGGTCGGCGGCAGAATTTCGATTCGGCTCGCTCGCCTCGCTGGATCCGACAGCCGAACCTCTACCAAACCTCGTTTGAGTTCTGGCATCGGGTTATCGTCTCGCTCCTGACGGATGGCAACGCGTTCATCTACACGGACCGGAATGACCGGGGCGATGTGGTGGCGTTGTACTGCCTGCATCCGCAGGACGTGCATATCGTCGAGGGGCCCCTAGGGGACAACCTCTACACGGTTACCGGCATGGAAAAGATGCAGGACCGTTCTACGATCCTGCACATTCCGGCGTTCACCGTTCCGGGGTCCAGTCGGGGTGTGTCGCCGATCGATGTTGCCCGCGAGGCTATCGGCCTAGGTCTGACGGCCGAGGAGTACGGCGCTCGGTTCTTCGATCAGGGTACGACCATGGCGGGAGTCATCGAGCACCCCGGATCACCTCGCCCCGACGAGGCCAAGCTCTTGCGCGAGATGTTCCGCAAGACGCACGCGGGTGTGAAGAACTCGCACTCGATCGGCGTGCTTACCGGCGGTGCTCAGTTCCGGCCCATCACGCTGACTCCGGAGCAAGCGCAGTTCCTCGAAACGCGCCGCTTCCAGAAGACAGAGATTGCGCTCCTGTACCGCATTCCCGCTTACCTCGTCGACTCGCAGGTTACGAGCACGTGGGGGAGTGGCATCGAGGAGCAGAACAAATTCTTTGTCGACCAAACCCTCATGCCGTGGCTTACGCGCATCGAGCAGAGCGTTTCGACATTCCTCCTCGCTGGTCAGCAGTACATCCGCTTCAACGTGGACGCGCGACTACGCGCTAAGACGCTGGACCGCTATCACGCCTATGCACAGGCGATATCTAACGGTTTCCTGAGCGCCGACGAGGTGCGCGCCCTTGAGGACATGGAACCGCTTCCCAAAAAGTGGGGCCAAAAGTTCTACGTCCCGGCAAACCTCCTTGAGGTCGGCGCTGAGAAGAAACCGGCGGTTGCGCCTGCACCCGTTCCGGCTGCTCTCGCGCCTCCGCCGGACCCGAATGCCCCCGATCCAAAGCAAGGGGGTTAGGCCTAGTGTCGATGGAACGTCGGTCCGTGCCGACGGAATTTGAGGTGCGCTCCGAGGGGAACACCTTCCAGTTTTACGGCTACGCGCTCAAGTGGGATGCCCGGTCACAGAACCTGGGCGGTTTCCGCGAGCGAGTCGCCATGGGTGCGACCGCAGACAGCATTCAGCGGGACGACGTACGCGCGCTGTACAACCACGATCCGAACCTTGTGCTTGGCCGGAATCGGTCCGGGACGCTGCGGCTGTCCGAGGATACCGAGGGGCTGCATTACGAGGTTGACATGCCGGACACGACGTATGCGCGTGATCTAGCTACGTCCATGGAACGTGGCGACGTCTCGCAGTCCTCGTTTGGCTTCAAGGTGTCCGGCCCCGATGGGCAGGACTTTGCCGAGGATGATGACGGCTTTCCGCTCCGCACCTTGAACAAGATCTCCCTCTTTGACGTGAGTCCGGTGACCTATCCGGCTTACACCGACTCCACCTCTGGTGTGGGGGCTCGCGCTCAGGCTCTCGAATTGCTTGCCGAGATGCGCGGAATTTCTGTTGAGCTGCTGGATTCGGCGGAAGCCATCCGGGCGGCCATTCAGGGTCTGGAATCGCGAGTGTTCCGCGTGTTCCACCCTTCCTCTTCGCTTCCGGGTGATCCGGTTGCGGCTTTCGCGGCCCTTTCGTCGCCGCTCGAATCCTGATTAGGAGAAACATGGATTACGCCAAGATGGCGCAGGCGGCTCTAGAGGAGCGCGCCCGGATCGTCAATGAGATCCGTTCTATCAACGACGACACCACGCTTTCCGACGCTGAGAAGCGTGAGCGGTTCGAGCGTGCAGACGCTGACGCGCAGCGGTACGAGGCTGAGGCTCGGGACTACGTCGAGCGTGCTGAGCGCGAGACTGAGGCCCGTTCGCTGGCCACGCGTGCCGGTGCTGCTCTGACCGGTCGGGGTGACTCCGAGATTCGCGGCGGTGAGCGCGACGAGGCCGAGGAACTGCGGTCGCTCGGTCGGGGTGAGGTCAAGGGTCTTGACTTTGACATCCGTACCGCTACCTCGGGCACTGCGGGCAACGCCGGTAACACTAAGCCGACCTCGTTTGCGGCGCAGGTCATCGAGGCCATGCGCGTGCGCTCGGACTTTTTCTCTTACGCGCGCACGCTGACCACGACCGGCGGCGAGACGCTTGAGTACCCGGTCAAGACCGGTCGCCCGACGGCCGCTCTGCTGACGGAAAATGTCGCGATCGGCAAGTCTGACGAGGCGTGGACCAAGACCAACATCGGCGCGTACAAGTACGGCGTCATTGTTGAGGCCACTCAGGAAATTGTCTCGGACTCTGCCCTAGACATCCTCGGCATCCTCGCTCAGGACGCTGGTGAGGCCGTGGCGGATGCCGTCATGACTGACCTGATGATCGGTAACGGCACGTCTAAGCCGTGGGGCTGGGTCACCCGGTCGACCGGCGCTGTTAACGCCGCGAACCTTGCCGGTGTGACTGCTGACAACCTCGTCGACCTACAGCACGCGCTACTGCTGCCGTACCGCAAGAACGCTGTGTTCATGACTTCCGATGGTGCGGTTGCCGCACTGCGCAAGCTCAAGGACTCGACCGGCCGCTACCTGTGGCAGCCGTCGCTAGTTGCGGGTAGGCCCGACACCCTCCTCGGTGCGCCGCTCATCACGGACCCGAACTTTGGCACCACGGGTGCGGGCGCGAAGATCATGGCGTACGGCGACCCGTCCAAGTATCTGATTCGTCAGGTCAAGGGTCTGCGAGTTGTGCGCTCGGATGAGTACGGCTTTGACCGTGACGTCGTGGCGTTCAAGGTCACGTGGCGCGGTTCCGGCGACCTATTCGACACCGCGAGTGTCAAGGCGCTGACCGTCACCGCGTAGTCGCGGATTCATGGGAGAGCACCTCCCAAATTTGGGAGGTGCTCCCCTGTAGGGGAGGGCATATGAGAGTCAAGATTCTTGAGCATGTACCGGGGCTACTGGACGGCGATCCGTTCCCCGCTAAGGGCGCCATTGTCGAGCTACCTGCCGGTCTCGCCGTGTCGCTCGTGAGAGACAACCGCGCGGAGCCCGTGGCGACCGCTGAGAAGCGCGAGACGGCCGCTGTAGCGACCACTGAGACCCGTAAGACCACCCGGGCTCGCAAGACTGCCTAAGGGGGCACAGTGCGGTTTCTGAGCGGTCGAGCTATCGGCCTCACACACCAATTTCTCGATGATGAAACGGTGTTGGTCCCCTCGGCCGTGACGGTGGCCGTGCTGGACGCGTCCGGCGCGAGCATCTACAGCGGCGCGGCAACCAACGTGGGCGGCACGTGGGGCGTGACCGTTCCCGCTAAGCCCGTCGGCGCGTACACAGTGACTTGGGATGGTGGCGCAACGGCCGTCGACACTGCGGCGTTTGAGGTGGTCGGCAACTTCCTGTTTGCCATCCCTGAGGCTCGCGCGTCCGACATGGACCTTGCCGACGCTGTGCGGTTTCCCGCCGCAGACATCCGCCACTACCGCGAGGTGGTCGAGGATGAGTTCCTGACGATTACCGGGCGCAGCTTTACCAAGCGCGTGCGGCAAATCCAGTTCAACGGCGACGGCACGCAAACCGTGATCGTCCCGCTGTTCGATGTGACGGCCGTGCAAGCCGTGAGCGACCCCTCAGGGCCCCTGGCAACCGCCGGATGGGTACTGAGTCCATCCGGGGTCCTACAGGCGCCCTACGCGTTCACTGAGGGCGTCACGTACACCCTCACGCTTGAGTACGGCGTCCCGTACCCGCCCGACGACATCAAACGCGCCGGATTGCTCCGCTTGCGCTCGCTCCTGACTGCTGAGCGCTCGGGGATCCCGGATCGCGCTACGGCGTTCGTCGCCGCTGAGGGTGGGAACTTCACTCTCGCCGTGGCTGGACGCAACGGGTATGAGACAGGAATCCCGGACGTTGACGCGATCCTGAATCGCTACAAGTATCGGATCCTTAACGACGTGTTCGGGGTGGCGTAGTGGCAACGAATGCACTTGACGTCAAGGCAGCGCTACGCGACCTCGTCAAGACTCAGCCGGAACTCAGCGGATACCAAATCACGTGGGGATACCCGACGAGGGGGCCCGAGCGCCGGTGGGTGTTCGTCGGCGAGGTTCTGTGGGATGACTCGCAGTGGGCGACGCTGCGGAGTCGTGAGGAAACGTTCAACGTTTCTGTCGTCATCAACTGTCAGCTTTCCGCCGGGACTTCCGAGGAAGTTGAGAGGGAAGTTCAGCGCATGGCCGCTGGCATCGAGAACGGCCTCAAGGCCAATCCGTCCCTAGGGGTCTCGTCCGTTGTGACGAGTGACTTTGTGCCGAAGAAACTAGCGAGCTATCCCACGGACGGCGCGTACGAGGGACAGCTTGAGTGCGTCCTACGGGTGAAAGCGAGGTTTTAGTGAAGACGCTGATTTATGACGGGCCGTTTGGGGCGGTCGACGTTCCCTCGGTCGGTCTCACGGCCACCAAGGGTGAGCCGATCGAAATGGACGACGTCACGGCCGAGAACCTGATTCGTCAGGGATGGCGTGAGGTCACGCTAAAGAAGGGTGAGGCCAAGTAGTGGCGACAGTTCACGATCAGTACGTTGGTGCGGTCGACGAGGTGACCTACGGTACGGCCGTAGCAGTGACCAAGTTCTACGAGTACCGGTCCGAGGGTATTGAAGGCAAGTACGAGCGCATTGATAGCGAGGCTATCCGCGCGGGCGGTGGTCGAGCGCTGCGATCCGACAGGTTCGCCGTCAACGCTAAGGGCGCCGAGGGTGACGTCAAGCTTGAGTGGCTGTCCGACGGTTACAACTTCTGGCTAAAGCACATGCTCGGCCTAGTTGCCGACGGCACCCCCGGAGGCGGTTTCACCGTTCACACGGCGACCGTTGGCGACCTCAACGGCAAGAGCTTTACCATGCAGGTTGGTCGAGTTGCCTCCAGCGGCACCATTCACCCGTTCACCTATGCGGGTGGCAAGGTCAAGGATTGGGAGATATCCAACGCCGTTGACGAGCTACTACAGCTCGGCATGACGTTTGACTTTGCGACCGAGTCGATCGGTGCGGGTGCGGGTCCTCTCGCGCTGTCGACCCCGACCTACCCGGTAGGTACCAAGGTTATGGCGTTCAACGGTGGCACGGTCACCGTTGGTGGGTCGCAGTTCAACATCTCCGACTTTAGCCTCAAGTGCGACAACGGCCTCAAGACTGACCGGTACTTCCTAAAGACTGGTGGCGTCAAGTCCGAGCCGCTTGAGGAAGCGCTCCGGAAGTTTGAGTTCACCCTCAAGGGTGAGTTCGTCGACCTCGTGCAGATTAACCGCGTTGCTGCGGCTACTGCGGCGGGTGCTACGGCCGTTATCTCCGTCACTTGGGACGGGCCGGACGGCTCGCAGCTCAAGATTGACATCCCGTTCGGCCGTTTCGACACCGGTCCGGTTTCGAGCGGTGGGCGAGAGGTCAACGACCTTGAGCTTGGCGGAGTTTGCATGACTGACGGCACTGCGTCGCCGGTCACCATCACGTACAAGTCGCTTACGTAAGGAGCACCTCCCAAATTTGGGAGGTGCTTAGGGGGAGGACTGCGTCATGCCTGTGCAGGGCTATGGAGCCAACATTGAGGGTCTGGCGCAGTTCTCCCGCACACTCGCCGCGATAGGTGATGGACGTCTACGCGACGAGGTCAAGCAGGCCAACTACGACGTTGCCGACAAGCTCACCGATGCTGCCAAGTCCAAGGCTATGGGCATGTCTCGGCAGCAAGCTGCGGCAGCGCGAAGCCTGAGAGCTACAAAGACAGCGAATTACGCCGCTGTCCGTCTCGGATCCGCGCGAGCCCCTTATGCGCTCGGCGCTGAGTTCGGCGCACGCAAGCGCACCCACACGGGGAAGATCGCGCGAGGCTTCCGCGCATGGCGCGGCAATCAGTTCATGAGCTGGGACGGCGGACCCGGCTATTTCCTCCACCCTTCCATTCGTGAGAAGGGGCCGGAGCTAATCAACGAATACATGCGGGCTATTGACCGCATCGCAGGAGAGGCATTTCCAAATGGCTGAGACCGTTGCACTTCGCATTGACCCCGATGTTCTGACTATCGGCGACCTTGAGGACTTTGAGGACACTGTCGGCGTGGCGCTGTATGACGCGCTACAGCCCAAGCCTGTTATCGGCCCCGACGGCAAGAAGGTCCTTGACGAAAAGGGCCGTCCGGAGATGCAGACGCAGATCACCACTAAGGCGCTTAAGGCGCTTATCTGGATCACGCAGCGCATCGAAAAGCCTGAGTTCACCCTCGATGACGCTCGGCGCGTTCGAGTGTCCGAGCTTGAGCTAGTTGGGGTCGATGATGAGTCGGGAAACGACGACGGGCAGAACGGCTAAGGGAGCGAGCCGCATTCTGCCGTTTCTACCGCATGACTCCCGACGAGGTGCGGCAACTCACGGCCGCTGAGTATCGCGCATTCGCCTCGTACATGAGCGAGGAACTATCGGCTAGGGAGTCACAGTATGGCTGAGGGTGGATCCCGGACGCTGCGGGTTGTCATTGTCGGTAACGCCGCTAGTGCCCAACGGGCGCTGAGGGCTGTTGCCGGGGATGCCGAGAACCTAGAGCGCCGGTCCAGTCGTCTAGGTGGGGGGATGGGGGCGCTCGGGGGGCGCCTCATGCAGTTTGGCAAGACTGCTGCCCTAGGGTTCGGTGTCGCCGCCGGTGCGGCTGTCATTTGGGGTACAAAGACGGCCGTTCAGATGGAAAATGCTCAGGTCGGTTTCACCACCATGCTTGGCTCGGCGAAAAAGGCAACCGACTTTCTGCAAAAGCTCCAGCAATTCGCCGTGGTCACCCCGTTCTCGTCGCAGGACGTCATCAAGTACTCGCAAAGCATGATGGCAATGGGCTTCAAGGCCAAGGATGTCATCCCAACACTTCAGGATGCAGGCGATGCTGTCGCCGCTCTTGGTGGCGAGCCTGAAAGGCTTCAGCGCGTCCTACTCGCGCTCGGGCAGATCAAGGCCAAGGGGCGAGTCATGGGGCAAGAGATGCTCCAGCTCACCGAGAACGGTGTGCGTGGTTGGCAGTACCTCGCTGACTACCTGCACAAGTCCGTGCCCGAGACCATGAAGCTCGGCGAGAAGGGGCTCATCAGCGCCGATACCGCTATGAAGGCCCTACGCAAGGGCATGCATAAGGACTTCGGCGGCATGATGAAAGAGCAGGCCAACAGCGTTTCCGGCATGTGGTCGACGCTCAAGGACACGGCGCAGATTGCCCTAGGCAAGATGATGACTGCGTTCTTCCCGCTGATTAAGCAGGTGTTGCCGAAGATCACAACCGGGGTGCAAGGGCTCGCGAGCGTCATGGTCCCGGCATTCCAGCGTGCGGGGACCGTGATCGGACCGATTGCTGACAAGGTTCGGTCGGTGTTTGGCGGCACGGTTATGCCGGTGCTGAGGAGGGTCGCGGACTACGTCGGAGGCACTCTCATGCCGAAGATGCGGGAAAACTTCGCGCAGTTGATGCCTGTCATCATGCGACTGGTCGGTATCTTCCGTGCGGATGTCCTACCGGCGCTCATGATGGTTGGCCGGGCTGTCATTCCGGTGTTCAAGCAGATCGTTTCGGTCATCCAGGGCGTGATCATTCCGGCTGTCATCAGTCTCATATCCACGATCATGCCTCAGATATCGCGGTTCGCCGGTTTCATAAAGGGGACCGTAGCGCCGCTACTTGTCTGGGCATTCAAGCAGGCGCAGCCCGTCATTACGCAGTTCGGCCAAGTCTTTGCGACGGTCGCTCAGGCTATCGGCGCGGCGATAAACTTTCTTGCGCCGATCCTGGCGTTCCTCTGGAAGTTCCTCGGCCCGGTCGTCATTGCCACCCTCAAGGGTCTCTGGTCTGGCATCGTGGGTGTGATCAGCGGCACGCTGACCATTATCCAGGGTATCGCGAACGTGTTTATCGGCATCTTCACTGGCAATTGGTCCAAGGCTTGGACCGGTGTGAAGCAGATACTCGTTGGTGTCTGGAATTTCATTGTCGGCGCTATCAAGGTGTGGATTTACGGCAGTCTCATTGGTGCCGTGCGTGGCGGTGTGGTGCGCATCGCGACGTTTTGGCGTGCGGGCTGGACCGGTATCCGGTCTGTGTTCACCGGCATTATCTCGTTCATCCGAGGTGGTGTGTCGACGTGGTCTAGCGCAATCTCCGGGATCATCGGTCGTGGCATGGCGGCGATTCGCGGTCTGTGGTCACGAGGGTGGTCCGGGCTGCGGACGACCGTTTCCTCTATGACCTCTCGTATCGCTACGGTCGCGCGAAGCATTCCCGGGAAGATCACGACGGCTTTCCGCTCGCTGCCCGGCAAGCTCGTGCAGATCGGTAAGGACATCATTGCCGGTCTAGTGCGAGGCATCAAAAACAGTCTCGGAACTGTGCTCGGTGCCGCAAAGTCAATCGTTGACCACATCCCGGGGCCGATCCGGCATGCGATGGGCATTAAGTCGCCGTCGCGCGTCATGGCGGATATCGGTAAGTGGATTGTCCGGGGTCTCGTCGTCGGTATGCTCGGCGGTTCCAAGAGCGTCGAGAAGACGAGTAACAAGCTGCACGACCTAGTCACTAAGGCGTTCCGGGCGGGCGGCATTTCCAAGGCTCGCGCCTCGTCGCTGCAAAAGTACATCAGCAAGGAAAACCGCAAGCTGATGACGCTCGCGAAGGACCGGGAGAAGGTGGCGGCCAAGCTCAAGAGCGCACAGACCAAGCTAGCTGACCTCCAAAAGGCTAAATCCGATATGGCCTCGTCCGTGTCGAGTAAGGCCCGTGAGTTCGGCGCGTTCACCAACGCATTCTCTACCGATGACGGCGCAGACAACTCGCCTAGCGCGATTCTGTCCCGGCTGCGCGGCAGGCTTAGCGCAATCGTCAAGTTCCGTCAGAACCTTGCCACGCTGCACAAGCGAGGTTTCGGTAACGGCATCATCAACGAGATTGCGCAGGCCGGTCCCGAGCAGGGTGGGCCGATGGCTGCTGCACTGTTGAACTCCAGCGGCGCGGACGTCAAGGCCATCAACTCGGTTTACGCGCAGATTGGTAAGCAGTCTGACGCGCTCGGTGCCAAGGTTGCGGGGGACTACTACAACTCCGGAATCCATGCCGCACAGGGTCTCGTCAACGGGCTCAAGTCCAAGGAATCGGCCCTAACCAAGGCTATTGAGAATCTAGCCAAGAAGATGGTTAAGACTCTCAAGAAGGAGCTAGGCATTAAGTCGCCTAGCCGTGTGTTCCGCACCCAGGGTGTGTGGGTCGGCAAGGGTCTCGCGCTCGGCGTGGATGACACCGCCGAGGACGTACAGGCGGCCGTCAATCGGCTCGCTGCGACCCGTCCGGTTAACCGGCTAGCCCGGAGTGCCGTCGAGGCTGCGAGCGCCTCAGTGGGCCGTTCAGCGCCTCAGCCGATCGTTCACGTGCACGTGGCTGGCAACGTCACTGCGGAGCAAAACCTAGCCAAGGCAATCGCGGGTGCCGTCCGTGACGAGATTGTCCGTACGGGCAAGCGGAACGGCGGACGTACGGGCCTCTAGTAAGAGGGAGCACCTCCCAAATTTGGTAGGTGCTCCCTCTCTAATGTTCCAGGAGGTACTACGTTGGCAATTCCAGCGGCTACGGTCGAGGTGGCCTTTGACGGGGGACCGTTTTCCACCTCGTACACGTGGACAGACATCACGGACCGAGTCACAGATCTCAAGGTTCGGCGCGGACGAAATGACGAGTTGAACCGCATCGAGGCTGGGACTCTAGCTTTGACGCTCGATAACTACGACGGCCGGTTCACCCCCGGCAAGAGCACATCCCCGTTTTTCCCCAACATCGTGCCTCGTCGGCGCGTGCGTGTCCGTACGGCGAACCTACTGCCGAAGGATACGGCTACCGGCGGCGACGTGACCCGCTCGACAGACGCGTTTACCGTGTCTCAGGCTGGTGGATCCGTTGCTTGGGGGACGGCGAATGCCAAGAGTGGTGCCGGTGCTATCCGGGCCAACATGGGCAACAACGGCACGGCGGATTGGGCTAGTTCACTTTGGTGCGGTAGGTCCAAGACCTACACGACCGGGTGGTCATGGTGGTACAAGATTGTCAATGTGCCCACGGGCCTAGCCAAGGTTGTGCCCGGCACTTCCTACACTGCGTCCGGTCAAGTGATGCTGGCCACGGGCTCGCCCGCTACCAAGATTCGGGCACGCATTCGCTGGTACAAGGCTGACGGGACCTTTAACAACTCCAGCGGTAGTACCGGGCAGATCACCCTAGTTAACGGGTCGTATGTCTCGTTCAGCGTGACGGGTGTATGCCCGGCGGGTGTTGCATGGGCCGGAGTCGAAATAGGTACGTCCGGCGGCGACAATAACGCGAGTCTCTTTGTGGACGAGGTGCAGCTAGAGGCGGGATCCTCGTCGTCGGCGTGGACCCCCGGCGGATCCGTGTTCTTTGGCTACATCGAGAAATGGTCCGTGCAACTGGACACCCTCGTACCGACGTGCGAGGTATCGGCCACGGACGGGTTCTCTGTGCTCGGCACGACCGAGCTGCATACGCCGTACCAGCAAGCGGTGTTGGCGAGTTTCCCTGTCGGGTACTGGTCCCTCACGGACACCGCCGGGACTACCAAGGTTGCAAACACCTATGACGACTCGATGCCCGGCGCCCTCGTCGCTTCCAAGTACGGGGGAGGCACTCCCGCGTTCGGTGCGACATCCGTACTTGCCAAGGAAGCGGACACGGCTTACAGCCTAGGCAACATCGCGAGCAACAAGGGAACGGTCGTTGACTTCAACGATAGTGGCAGGCGCACATACCCTCTCGCGGAAGAGTTGAGCGTCGCGTTTTGGGCCCTCGCGGTTCGGCCTAGCTCCGGGTACGTGACGCTGTTTCAGGCCTGGGATGATGCGGCGCGTCGTCTCGTCTCATTCCGGCTGACTTCCATCGGCGACCTTGAGTGTGAGGTCGGGTGGGCGGACGGCACATCAGCGGTTGTTGCCTCGTCCGCTGGAGGCGTGTTCTTGTCGACGTCCGTTCCCTCGTTCATCTGCGCCACGGTCTCAAGCGGTAGCTTCACGCTGTTCGTAAACGGCGCGTCCATGGACTCAGACTCGGCCGGGGGGTCGACTGATCTCCGCGATATGAAGTGGAGTTCGCTCGCGGGACAGCAGGCGGGCGGCATTTACACGGAGTACGCGAACGGCCGTTACGGGCACCTGGGAATATGGGACCGGCATCTCAGCACGACTGAGATAACCGACCTGTGGAAGCTCGGCAGTAACGGCGGAGCGGACTATCCGGAGGGTGAGGCCGACCGGCTGTCACGGCTCGCCTCGTACGCTGGTTTCCAGGGTGACTTGTCCCTCGACCCTTCCCTCAGCACGTTGTTGGCCCCCACGTGGGAGGCTGCAACTAGCGCCCTTGAGGTGATCCAGTCGGCGGCCGAGGATGCATCCGGATACACGTTTATCGACGGCGACGGCCGGTTGACCTATCACAACCGTGCGCGCCGACAGTCCGCGCCGATCAGGTACACCCTGGGGGAGAGCAACGGCCTACCGTACGAGCCGGGCCTCTCGTTCCAAATGGATGATGACAAGGTCATCAACGAGGTCAACTACAC